CTGGCCCTTATGATATAGTTGACCTTAGGAAGGTCTTCGATATCTGTTTCGGGACTCGGGTTGCTAATGTTTCTAAAAACATTGGTAACCTTGTTCCGCGACACGGACCAGGCGCGACGGCCGATAAGGTAGTGGGGAATTCTAAGTATTTCCACCGCTACTGGCACGATCGTCTCGAACCGTACTTTCCTGTAGCAGAATACTGCTACCCTTCGTTGAATGGTTTCATCGAAGACAGTGCGGACTTAAAAATGCGTGCGCCTAGGGACGAGCAACCCGTGAGGGTTATTCAGGTACCGAAGACGCTTAAGACACCACGGATCATTGCTATTGAACCTGTTGCGATGCAATATACGCAACAGGCGATAGCTGGCTCCTTGATCACTGAGATTGAGAAGCCAGATGCCTATGGCTGGCGTCCGAACGTAAACTTTACGGATCAGACGATCAACCAAAAGCTAGCAATGCTTGGGTCGGAGGACGGTAGTTTTGCAACTATCGACCTGTCGGACGCCAGCGACCGCGTAACTGCGAAGCTGGTATCCGGCCTGCTTGCACATCACCCAATTTTCAAGGGTGCCGTGTTCGCGTGCCGCTCCACGCGCGCTGACGTAAATGGGGATGTTCTCCATCTACGCAAGTTCGCGTCCATGGGCTCTGCTCTATGCTTCCCGATCGAGTCGATGGTTTTCTACGTGATAGCCATCGAAGCGATTATGAGGCGCAAGAACCTATCCTTTACTAGGCGCAATGTGCGACTCGTTGCACAGAGCGTCTACGTTTACGGGGACGATATCATTGTTCCCGTAGACGATGCGGAATCGGTCGTCGATTTACTAGAGGCTTATCACCTCAAAGTGAACCGACGCAAGTCTTTCTGGACCGGGAAGTTCAGGGAGTCTTGCGGTGTCGACGCGTATAACGGAGTCAGGGTAACACCTGTTTATCTCCGTCGTATGTTACCGACAGACCGAAAAGATAATTCTGGTCTGATATCTGCCATCTCGCTATCTAATCAGCTCTACCGAGCCGGTATGTGGCGAGCCGCCGACTTCGTTAAAACCGAAGTTGAACGGATAACGGGAGAACTCCCGTTTGTGACAGATAGAAGTCCGGGGTTAGGCTGGGATACGTTTCGCAACGCTATCAGCCTAGGGAGATGGAATCCAGATCTTCACAGATTCGAAGTGAGGACTTGGGTACCATCTATCCAACGGGTGGTGGACAAGCTTGACGGTTACTCGGCCCTTCTCAAAGTTTTCCTCAATAGGGTTAAGCGTGTTGCTTACCCGGATGGGGTCGGCCTAGAGAAGTCTGAGCGCCGCGGTGTCGCTCGCATGACACGCCGCTGGGTCGTGCCTTGTTAGG